TGGATGTCCTTCTGGTAATAAATCTGTATCATGTTTTCCTGACCTAAACTTACCATTCTTTAAAGCATAAATAAAGCTGTTGACCCTCGCCATTGCCCACATGTCAGCACTTGTAACATTTGGTCTAACACTTTGTGGATTTGTGTTGTATGCTCCAACACCTCTTTTGAATACTTTTTTTAAAGTGCCTAGTGATGTCTTTTTACTTGCAGCACTAACACTTGCATTGTGGTCTGCTACTTTTTTTTTTAGTGCCTTTTCAACTCTAGCACTTACTTGTTTTTCTTCTTCATCATCATGCCATCTTTTAACTGCATTCATATATTCTTCATGTGTATTGAAAGGCATATAATATGTTTGACCTTCAACAGAATGAGAATGTGAACCTTCACCACCTAATTCATTTGCTCGTTCTTCGGCTTCTTCTCTAGTTGTATAATTATCTTGCATTCCAACAACTTCATACTTAACTTGCATCTTTTCAATATCATCCTCATCATCCTTAGCTGGTAACTGTGGTTCTGGTAAATCAACATCATCATTACTTACTGGCAATAAATTAGCTGGTACATAATAATCATTCAATGCATCAATATCTTCTTCTGCATAACTCATTGCTGCTCTTTTTTCGTTTGGTGTTAGCCACCATGCCTGAGACATTTGAGCAACAACCTTATCCATATCTTCTTGTAATTCTGGTATAACAGAAAAATCAAAATCAATGTAAATCTTTTCACCAAACTTAGGTGCTAACCATCTGTTAAGTTCATCTCTAATTTTATATAATTCAGGCATGACTGCATGTTGATATAATGCTGCCTTAGCACTCTTTTGATTATTGTATGTTGATGAATCAGTATTGTTTAATAATTGTACTGGGACATTATAGATATTACAAAGGTCTTTAACTGATGCATTATATTGTTCAATTAATGAAAGGTCAGATGCAGATAATCCAAAGTTTACCCATGATAATTTCTTTGGTGTTATAATTACATCACCAGCATTGTTACTTGATTGATAGCTCGACCTGAATTTATCTTTTAATTGTTGTGCCTGGACCTCATTTAAATCACCTTCATCACTCATCAATACACCTCTAGCCATTTGATTTTGTAAATACTTAACACCAGTTTCAGATGCTTCATTGTTTGTGGTCATTGCTCTGAATCCAGCTTTAAGTGGTGATTGACCATAAAGGTGTGAACCACTGCCATCGAAAAAAGGTTGAAAATCCTTTATATGGCAAATCAAATCAGCTGCAATAGAATATTGACCATTGTACTCAACTCTGTATTCTTTTATCGGTTCTAAGATACCACCACTAACAACTTCCATAATTTGTGATGGCATTACATATAATTCTTTAAACTTACCTACATTGTCACCAGTATCAGGACCAATGCCATAAATGTATCTATTGCCTGTTAGTTTACCAAAGGCAACTAATTCTGTAATCCATGATGCATAAGATTGTGCTGGATTAGGTCGTTCTAATAGTGCATGTAAATCTGTATGTTCTAATTCAACTAATGCATGTTTTTTAATCATGTTAGCTTTATGAATGATTGTGCTATCAACCATTCCACTAGTCATGGCTTTATATCTTTTTAATTCATTTTCATTTACCTTTTGATAAACACAAATAGGTACTGATGATGCAGCTTTTGCAATTAAATTTATGATTGAATAAACAGTCGCATTTTTCCTATAACCTTCATTTATATAATTATCATCATTCTCAGGATTCCATACAACACTTTGACCTAGATAATTATAAATAGCTTGGTTATATTCTTTGGCTGTTTGTTGTGTGTTTTTTACAATAAGATTTTTAAACCTTTCAAAGAATGATGCCATTAATATAAAATTTTCTGTAAAAATACAAAATAATAAATTCTTATATTATATTACAAAAAAGTCATTACGATTTTTAT